CTAAGTCCGTCGGCCTTCGCTTTGGCAAGCATACCGACAGCATCAGGTTCCTCTTCAAGAATCACTTTAAGGAGTTCCGGTGCTGTGGTGTCGAGCAACTGATCGCGGCGTACGCGAGCCATCTTCTGCTGGTCTTTGTTGAGCGGAGCGGCAGCGAGTGCCTTCTCAAACAGATCGTCTCTCGGAAGCAGCGCAGCGGCAATAATCGGGTTACCCATGCTGTCCGTCGTGATACCGGTTTCCGGCTTGTCTGCACGGAACACGGCTCCGGCAGCGTCAGCTACCATAGCGTCACTGAACTTCTCAATCTCTTCGGCGGAAAACTTCTTGCGAAGGTTTTCGTCACTGCCTAATACATCGGACAGCTTTGTATCTGGTGCATACTTCGGTTCTGGTTTCTCTTCTCCGGTAAGGAAAGAACCAGCCGCCATAACTGCGTCAGCAAGTTTAGCGAACGGATAGGCAATGACGGTCTTTGCGCCTTCAAGCACAGCCTCGCCTGTAGTGCGTTGCTCTTCCTCTTTCTGTTGTCGCAACGTACCAGCTTGGTTCTGTAGCAAGCCACCTAACTCTTTATCTGCTTTAGCCTTCTCGCCTACGGTACTTCTGAAAATATCATACCGTGTCGCTTCGGATGTAGTACTAAGCCCGCCGTTAATTGGTTTGACATAGCCGGAAATACTGGACAAATCAGAAGTACTAATAGCTCCGGCCTTGATGAGTGAGTCAATTTCGCCGGATACCTTTTCGGGTTTCGCCGAAGGGCCGGAATAGAAAGTGCGGTCTCCGTTGTCTTCCTCGATGGCAACAACGCTGAAGTCACCGCGATCAGCAGCCGCGACACGAGAGTCACGAACTAGCTTGCGGTCGCCGATGATGTCAGCTACAGGCTGGCGGAACTCTTCTGCACGGTCAGGTGCAAGTTGTTTCATCGAGAGATATTGCGTGAGATTCTGTACGCGAGCATCGTCCTGTTGCCCTTCGGCCTTCAAGTAGTCCAACACAAAACGCGCATCCGCATCATCGTTCTTATCCGGTCCGACAATACTAGAGAAGATTCCGTTACGGTCTTCTTCGGTCATGTCTTCGGTAAAGACTTCCTCGTTAAGCCTGTCTTGTACTCCGGCAGCGATTTCGCTATCGGTTTCAGGATTCAGGATACCGGCTTTGGAATAGTTCAGCCGGACGTAATCCGTGTACTTCTTAATGTTGCTTACGGGATCTTCCGCGAGTTCTTCTTCCTCTTCGGTCCAGTCGTCGTACGATTTAATTTCCAGCATGGTGGGAATTTAGTTTGGTGTTGTGTTGTTTAAGGTGGTGTTCCCAGTAGCGGGTTCACGGTAGGAGATTTTTTGTACAGAGATCTAGGGCTTTGCGTTGTGGTACCTTGCGGTGCCGACTGTCCTTTCATCACGGACTTGTAGTAGTCTGTACGGATTTTACGTGCAATGCCAAGTTTTTCTTTTGCAGTAGCTTCTGCCGCTTGGGCTTGGAGTTCGGGGGTTCCGTAGAGATCGATGACAGTAGATACCATACCGAGACTGCCTTCATCTTCGAACTCATCTATCGGCTTACCAGCATAGTCTTTGGCGAGTTTAACCTTATCGAGGTCGTCCATAAACCCTTTAGTCATTTGGAATTGGTCTGTGCTCGCTTTACGAGTCGAACCAGTTACGCCTTTCTGTGCGGAGGTGAACATCGTCTTAGCTACCTCACTCGTTCCAATCAGTGGGGCATACTGGATTCCGATCTGGCTAACAAGTTTTGGCCTCTCGTCATCGGAGACCTTATCGCTCATTGCAGTGGATAGAATCGACTGGAGTTCAGCAACTCTCTGCATGTTGCCGATCTTAGAAGAAGATTCGCGCCTAGCATTCTCTAGTTGGAGGCGAGTGATCTCAACTTTTTGTGCGTTTGCACGGACAGCTGCCTCATTAAAAAGATTCGTCTCAAGTCTCTTGCGCTCGGATTCAGCCATACGAACCTGAGTATTGAAATCAATACCACTAGATTGCAAGGACTTGAAGTAGCTACCGACCATCGGCTCCACATCTCTCTCATACGAGAAGACGTCCTCTTCGGTTTCTTCGTATTGGGCCATATAATTACTGATTACGTTTGCGAGCTGCTTCGCGGAGTTGTCTCAACGCCTCAGCGGCTTTTATAGACGACTCACGTTTTTGTTCAGCACTCATTTTAGCATACTCCTCGTCGGAAACCATAGACCTACGTTGCTCAGTGAGCGCATCACCTTTCCGGCGTGCGATCTCAGCGGCTCCTGTTTGATAAGCCGCCTCACCTTTAGCTTCACTATAACGACGAAAAGACTCAAGAGGAGAAACAATAGTAGCTGCAAGTGTACTAACCGGACTATAGTTCGGGTTGAAAGCCTGAACTGGTGTTGGTACAACATCTCGTACAGCCGCTCCTATAGTCGGTGCAATACCAGCTTCGTTGCGTTCAAGAATTGCTTCCATCTTCTCATCAAACAGTTCTGGGTTCTTGTTGTACTTGTACGCTTCCAAAATAGGTTCGGCCACTTGAGCAATATTACCGAGACGGCTAACACCTTTTAAGACTTTACTGCCGAGTACCTTTCTACCGAAGTCGGCGGCTTTCTGTGCCCCGCTTCTTTCAGCTGCCGCTTGTAATTTTTTAAGTGCGTCAGTTGATTTTGTTCCCGCTTCTGCTGCTTTTTGGGTTACTGTCGCAAGACCTTTAGCTAGAGGAGATCCTTGAGTAGCTCCTTTAGCTAGTTGCTGCATTTTAACAGTAGCGCCTTTAGCTTTGTTATACTCTTCGAGGAGGGATTTAGACTCCCTACCTAACGAAGTTCGCGTGCGACCACCAGCTTCGGCTATAGCATCAACTTCTTTATTAATAGCGCCCTTGCTATATTGGCGCATAAGATTGGCTGCAAGACTTCCTCCTTGGGCTGCTTGGAGTGCTGCGTTCCGACCCCCCTCGTTAAAGCCAGTAGCTCCGGCGACTACATTACCAACTTGTTCCCTAACGGCTTGTTCTGGGGTTTGTGTTGGCAACTCGGCGGCGGCGGTCTGCGTAGCTGAAGGTGGTTTAGGAGTCGTCGGTGTAGTCGGCGCACCAGCAAGTTCCTTCGGCGGACCATATTGTTCCGGCACTGTTTTGAGTGCTTTATCTCGTTCGCCAATTTCTTGCAGTCGTTTAAACGCGCCCTGAACAGCAGCGTCGGCGTCATTGAAAGACAGTCCAGCTTTAACACCAGCTTGCATGGCGCGTTGGCGACCTTCCGGTGTGTTGAGGGAACTCTCCGCACCAAAAGCCATCGACTTACTCATGTCTTTATCGAACTGCTTCAAAGGGTCAGCATCTAGTGCTTCTTTACCTTGAAGTTTACGCACGGCGTTCATCTGGTCAAAGCGTGCTTTGTCGCCGTAAGTCTTAAAGCCGCCCAACATTTCTTTATCTCGCCTACGGGCTTCAGCAAAATAACGTTCAGCTGGCGTGGCTTGAGAGAAAGAGCGTGCTTCTTCACCAGCTGCCATGGCTTGCTCCTCGGTAGCGCCTTCAGCTTGGGCTGCACGTTTAGCTACATCCGCAGCTCTAGCGGCCATTTCCGCCGAGTCTATTCTCTTTTTCTCTTCAGCGTCGGGGATATTAGGTCCGTATTTCTGCTTGCGTTCTTCTCTTTTAGCTTCACGAACAGAGCGTTCTGCCGCTAATTGCTCTTGTGATTTATACTTTAATGACATAATAATTACCAGTTGTAGTTACACGCCCACCATTTGGGCGTTAGTTTGTTCTTTTCGGAAGAACAGTTCATCCGAGACTTGAAATTAGCGCGACGTTTCTCGCTCTTGTGTTGCAGGAAATCCTTGTATCCGCGCTGACCGAACTTCAGTTTGCGCACCTTGTCTCCGCTCTTCGCCAACACGACATATTTTTTAGGGTCTCCAGCAGGGGCCTTCCTCGGCTTGTTAAAACCGGAAAACAATTCACCGTGGTATTTGATCTTACCGTCGGGGGTTCGTTTGAATTGAGCGGGCACGAGGGAGATACTGGTTTATTTTTGTCAAGAAATCAAGCAATAATTTTCTGACATTGAACTGGACCCTGTACCCTTTATCCTGTACCTTCTTGCCTGATGCTCAAAAGTGTGCACATCGCCGGATACAGGATACCGATTAAGGTCAAGGATCTGGAAGACACGTACGGTCAGTACATACCGGACAGCAAAGTCATTGAGCTGGACAGGAAGACGATACAGGATGCGAAGCTCCTTAAGGAGACGCTACGCCACGAAATGGTTGAGGCTGCGCTGTACCTGTCTGGGGCCGCGTACAGCGATACCTACAACCAAGAGCCAATCGTCCGCGCTTTGGACGAACTCTTCTGGCCCGCATGGGAGAAGGTCAGCAAAAGGCTTTGATACCAATCGGTACGGCCAGACCCCTACATTATAAATACTCTAGCCTTTAGGTAATTCATAATAACTCATTAATTCATATTGATTGAATTACTGAGTTATTATGAATTACCACACTTCCTAGAACTCTTCAAACTTTTCTGACGTGCGTCTCCTGCAATTCACTTGCATTATGAATGGTCAGATCTGTATTCGATCGACCACATTTTACGGTTGTTGTCGTTCGCCGACAGCAAAGTTGCGTAGAGTGCAACCTACCCGTTCTAATCGTACACCAGCTGAGTGTGTTTTGATCTACTGACGACATCGAGATCTCGCATGGTCCTCGGCATCGACGCGCCGAACAGACCTGCCTCCGTCTTCTTGGGCGGGTCCACTGCAAAAAGTCCGTGCCGTTGCCTTGCGAGATCGAGCGTGATAAAGGCGGCATCCGCAATGTCCGGTGACTGCCCCATCCGTTGCTTGAGTTCGGCTTTGGTTTCGACTTTGACTCGCAGGGTACCGGATTTGACCATCTCGTACCGTCGCACGCACATCTCCTTCGCCAGCACGTCTGAGATGCCGCGCAGCTGTTGGGTACGTAGGAACTCTTTGCCGACGAACCAAAGCTCCGACACGCGGTTGGTGTACAGCTCCTCGCCTGTGAGTCTGCTGTTCATGCTTACCCGTCTGTCTGAAGCCTTGCCGCCGAACTGGACACGCAGGAATTGATCCGACCATTCTCCGGCAAGCACGTCGCAGAACGGAGAGCCAGCACCAGTCGAGTCAACCGCTACGTTCTCCGGCTTGATCCCTAACTTCTTACACATGTCTCTAATTTGGTGGACAATCTGGTACGTTCTCGGTACCGCCTTATTGGTAGCGTCGTCGTTCAGATGGTAGTAATCCTCGAACTGTGCGCCGTACTGCCCGTCCGTGAACTGACCAACCCTCATTGTGTACAGGATCGTTCTGTCGCCTCCGTTGGTGAATGCGGGGTCCACTCCAGCAAGCAAGGTAGTAGGCCCGACAAACTCCGTACGCTTCATGGCACTATCCTTCAGGATCTCGGACTCGCCGTAGATACCTTCTGCCTCATCGCTGTCGAAGAACACGGCACGCACCATTCGCATGTAGGCCCTACTGGTTTCACCCAACAGTGCCTTGTCCTCTGCGATCTTCTCAATTGTCGGCAAGAACGGGTAGACCGTGTAGCCAGCCGCCACATTGGGACTTCGTTC